TCGGCAACCTCGCTGACTATCTCGGCGTTCCTGCGGCGGTCTCGGGTCTCGAGGTCTCCGCGCTGCCGTTCCGTGGCTACGCGCTCATTTGGAACGAATGGTATCGCGACCAGGATCTTCAGACCCCGCTCACCATCGATCTCACGTCCGGTCCCGACACGACCACCAATACCAACCTGAAGAACGTCGGCTGGGAAAAGGACTACTTTACGAGCGCGCGTCCCTGGACCCAGAAGGGCGCGGAGGTGTCCATCCCGCTCGTCGGCGATGCTCCGGTTACGGGTATCGGCAAGGTCTCGTCCACCTTCTCGGGAGCTTCTACCAATGTTCGGGAAACTGGCGGCACCGGTACTGTTAACTACCCTCTCAACGACAATGCCCCCATTGGGTCTTCGGCTGACGAGTTTTTCCGCGTCAGAGAAGACCCCGCTAACCCCGGATTTCCGGGGATCTACGCGGACCTGTCGAACGTCTCTGCTGCTTCAATCAATGACCTTCGCCTGGCCTTCGCGCTTCAACGCTACGAAGAGGCACGTGCTCGCTACGGCTCTCGCTACACCGAATATCTCCGCTACCTCGGTGTCCGCTCATCCGATGCGCGTCTTCAGCGGCCGGAGTACCTAGGCGGCGGCAAGCAGACCCTTCAATTTTCGGAGGTCCTGCAAACTGCGATCTCGGCTTCGGAGACGCCAGAGGGCACCATGCGCGGTCACGGCATCGGAGCTGTCCGCTCCAATCGCTATCGTCGCTTCTTCGAAGAGCACGGCTATGTGTTCACTATGATGTCGGTCAAACCGAAGACCATGTACGTGCAGGGCGTGCCCCGCACGTTCAACCGTCGTGTCAAGGAGGACTTCTGGCAGAAGGAGCTGGAACATATCGGGCAGCAGGAGGTCGCCAACAAAGAGATTTACGCCTACGGCGGCTCCCTCGACTCCGTCTTCGGCTACCAGGATCGCTACGACGAATATCGTCGCACCGAGTCTTCGATCGCCGGCGAGTTCCGCGAGACCAGCCTCGACTACTGGCACATGGCCCGGCAGTTCACTTCGCTGCCGGTCCTCAACGCCTCGTTCGTCGAGTCTGTGCCCACCAAGCGCGTTAACGCTGTTCAGACGAACGACGTGCTATGGTGCATGCTCAACCACTCCATCCAGGCCCGGCGCCAGCTCAGCCAGGTCGGCCGTTCGTTCATCTTCTGAAACCTGAGGGGGGGGGCCGTAGACGGCCACGGATCGGAGGCCCCCCCCCGACTGACAAGGAGCTACGACTCATGAAAGAGAAGTTCCCCAAGCACCCTGAGCACCCGCGCCTCGATACCGATGGTCACGAGGTACCGGACCCGACGCCCATCAGCATCCCGGCTGGCTTCAAGCGGCCGGAGACGCTCGCTGAGCAGGTGCAGCGCCTGGTCCGCACCCATATCTCCCGCGAGGCCGAACGCACCGGCCGCGAAACCTTCGAGGAATCGGAAGACTTCAATGTCGGCGATGACGACGCCCCCTCCACCCCCTACGAGGAGGAATTCGACCCCGCTCTCGGTGCCAATGTGACCCCGGACGAGTTGCGCCGCTCGGAGGCCGTCTACCGGGATCGCGTCGTCAAGCGCGCGAAGCAAGCCAACCAGGAGGCCGAACTTCGGACCGTACTTCGGGAGGCCCTCAAACAGCCGGCCGCGCCGGCCAAAACCAGTACGCCTTCTTGATGCGTACTGTGCTAGGTGACAGGGATGGCTAAGGGCAAATCCGGCCGGTCAGGCCGCCCAGATCAGTCCACCCGCCGAACTCGCGATGTCCCTACCATCGCTAGCCCGGAGGTGCTGAGTTTCGAGCCTGATCTTTCCCCTCGGTCCGTGCGCGAGGTGACTCGCGCGGACCGTAGGATGTGGGACCCGGACCCCCTGCGTCCGGTCCGCACGTCGTCCGGCATCGTTGCCAGGACGACTCACAAACCCCCTGCGAAGCCCGCTAGGGGCTCGCAGAAGCCCCCCGCCTTCTCTGTCCCTAGCTACCCTACCTTCGTGCCCGAGCGGGGCCGGAAACGGCCCCTACACGTCCCGGAGTGTCATCGCAGGAAGCAACGTCGGGAAGTGATCTTCGCTCGGGGTAAAGGGGGCGGCGGTCACAAACGCCCCCGTTGGTCTTCCCTCTCTCACGTGAGGTGCCGCTAATGGCTCTCGAATTTCTCGCCCCCGCCCTCGGAGCTGTCGGCTCTATCGTCTCGGGGATCTTCGGCAATGACGAGGCCGAGGAAGCCCGCGACCTTCAGAACGAACAGTTCGAACGCAACATCGCTCTGCAACGGGAGTTCGCTCAAAATGGCATTCGCTGGAAGGTTGATGACGCTCGCGCTGCTGGTCTTCATCCTCTCGCAGCTATCGGGATGCAAGGCGCTGCCTACTCTCCCGTCTCCACTACTCCTATCACCGCCCCCACCCCCGACTTCGGTTCAATGGGCCAGTCGATCGGCCGGGCCATCGACGCAACTCGGACAGCCGAGGAAAAAGAGGACGCTCGCGACCAGGAGCTTTACAACAAACGTCGCCAGGAGCTGGAACTTCAGAACATGCAGCTTCGCAACGAGCTGCTCGGATCCCAGATTGCTCAGGTCAACCAGGTCCAGTCCGCTCCACCCCTACCTGGTGCCGCCGATCGGTACTTCCTCAAGGGCCAAGGGAATTCTCCGCTCATCAAGGACAAGCCGATGGAAAGGACCCTACCCGCGCCGGAGGCGCGATCGCAGGAGCCTGGAGCAACGGCCGATATCGGGTTCTCCTACACCGTGAACGGCGGCTACGCCCCCGTCATGTCGAAGGACGTCAAGGACAAGCTCGAAGAGGACATGCTCGGGACCTTCGGCTGGAACGTTCGCAACCGGCTGCTCCCGATGGTCGGCATCAACAAAAACCCGCCTCCCTTCTCCGCTGGCGAGGGTCGGGTCTGGTACTTCGACCCGGTCAATCAGGAGTACAAGTCAATGGCCGCGCCGAGCTGGTCCGGTCGGAAAGGTCAGCTCGGCTCTGAGGCTGGCTGGCATCGTTCATTCGGAGGGAGGTGATCAATATGCGTCGTCGTCGGTCCTATGGTCGTCGTCGCCGCGGCGGACGTCGCCGTGGTGCCAATCGCATCGGAATCCGCTTCTGATGCTCTGTCGCAAGCCTTTCACAATCGGGCTGCTTCCGTTCGGCTGCGGGCAATGCCAACCGTGCCGGATCAATCGTCGGAGGACCTGGTCGTGGCGGATGTTCCTTGAGAGCCTCTGCCACGATCATTCTTCATTCGTAACGCTCACCTACGAGGACTCGGAGGTCCCGCATGGAGGAACCCTCGAACCACCCCACTTGCAAGCCTTCCTCAAACGACTCCGCGCAGCACATTCGCGGCCGCTTCGCTTTTTCGCTGTCGGCGAGTACGGCGACCACACTCATCGGCCGCATTACCATCTGGCTCTCTTTGGCCTCTCTCCTGTCGATGGGCATCTGGTTTATCGCAGCTGGGCTAAGGGGTTCGTTCACGTCGGGGACCTAACGCCCGCCTCGGCGAACTACATCGCCGGCTACGTCGTCAAAAAGATGACTCGCGCCGGCGATCACCGGCTCGGAGGTCGCCACCCGGAATTCGCTCGCATGTCGCTGCGTCCGGGTATCGGTGCTCCGGCAATGCTGGTGCTCCGTGATGCGCTCAACAACTCAACGGGTCTCACGGAACTACGTCAGACGGGGGACGTTCCCCGTCAACTTCGGGTCGGTCGCAAGACGATCCCGTTGGCTCGCTATCTGCGCGCCAGGCTACGAAAGGAGCTGCTCCTCGATGACTCGGAAACATCGGCTGCACGTGACGCCTACTCTCTTTCGGTATCGGACGAGGTGCGGGATTTGCTCTCGCATTCGCTCGACGCTGGCGAGGTGGCTTCCGTCTCGCAGCTGATCGCAACTCGTGACCATCAACGCATCCTCAACGCGGAATCCCGCGCCAAACTGAAAGGACAACGCTCACTATGAAACGCTCGAAATTCAACCTGTCGAACTACAAGCTGCTGACCTGTGACATGGGGCAGCTTATCCCCTGCGGTCTCACTGAGGTGCTCCCTGGGGACACCATCCAACAGGCGACGTCGGCTCTCGTGCGCGTCTCGCCTCTGCTCGCGCCGGTCATGCACCCGGTGCACATTCGCATTCATCACTGGTTCGTTCCTCACCGCCTGGTCTGGGAGGATTGGGAGGACTTCATCACTGGCGGTCCCGATGGTCTCAACGCCAGCACCTTCCCGCTCATCACGATGAACTCGGCAACTTCGGGCGCGGTCGGCAACCTCGCTGACTATCTCGGCGTTCCTGCGGCGGTCTCGGGTCTCGAGGTCTCCGCGCTGCCGTTCCGTGGCTACGCGCTCATTTGGAACGAATGGTATCGCGACCAGGATCTTCA